CACGCTGCCGATTTAAGCACTTTATACGCTTGGGGTGCGAGCAGAAATAGAAAAACCCCATAGGGTAGCTCTAAGTTGACACCACTTAACAAAAGAATCCACGACTTTTGCTAAATGCTCAAAGCTACCCTATAGGGTCTTATGGATTAATGCTAACAGGTGTCAATCTGCTGGTGTAATTATAAACCATTCACCGCATTTGCGGTGATTAGAACTCAAACTCTTTGTAATCGTACCTTCCATTGGGCTTTTTGAACCACCCAATTACTAAGATTCTCCACTTGGATCGTAAAACTTCTGCTAGGAAAGGGGAGTTGCTTATTTTTTTTATTCTTGCTGACATATTGCTTTTGGAAGTAAGCTGAATTGCTATAGTTTCGCCTTTTCCAATAGCCAGTATGTCGAATAGTCCGAATAAGTCTTTTTTTCGCCTGGTAAAGGCGTTGTAGGATTCGACTGTATCGCACACATATCCCCTTTCTTCTAGTAGGGTTATTGTCCTTTGGTTAAGGCTAGACAAGATCATCCTTTGTAATTTTGCCCTCGGATTTAGCTATGATGGTGTCGTGGTGCTTCTCTGGGATGCCATTACGCATGAACCAGGCGTACACAGTCACATACTTGATACCTAGAGCCTCGGATATGCCTTTGTAGCTGCCAAAGACCTCTAATAGCCTGTCAAATGGTTGTTTATCTGCCATGTTTTCTCCTTGTGTAGTAGTGATTCTACAACAGTTCTACATTAGGGTATATCCCTATATTGCAAAGTTCTACATTTAGGATTATTGTTTCTACATGGGCAGTTGCTCATAACTGTGAAAGGGAAACAAATGAAAGACTACAGAGGTGAATGGAAGGACTTGTTTTGGGGAGCTGTAGCAGCAATCCTAATGCTTGCACCAGCTATGTTTGCTTATATATATAAAACTGGGGGGATCAGCTAATGGACTACCAAGAAAGAACTACAGCGTTTGATGTAGAACAAGCCTGCGCTTATGGCGATATGATTAGCGAGGCAGCAGAGGCTAAGTTGCGTAAAGAATATGATCCAAGCGATTACCATAACTTTACTGAGGCTGTAACTGAAGATGCTCTCGCAAAGCATTGGGATACGATTAAAGATGCCTGGGATCGTGGCGATAAAGCAACAATCGGTTTAATGATTACAAGTGCTATCTACACCTACTGGGAAAACAAAGCAATATCAGATGCAGAAAACGAGGCGATGTTATGAAAGAAGATAAAGACCTTAAATTTTTAATTAAAGTTATTAGGATTCTTCATTCTAAGATTTCTAACCTTGAATCTAAGCTTGAAGAAGCAGAAGAAGAAAATGAAATTTTGTTAAAAATTATTAACAATTCAGAAAAAATTTTTAAGAAACTAATAGAAGTGAGAGAACAATGAGCGTATATACAAAACTAATGGAAGCAAGATTACAACTACAGGCTAAAGACCTTAACAAGTCTGGGCATAACAAGTTTGCTGGATATAAATATTTTGAGTTAGGCGATTTTCTTCCTGAGATACAGAATATCTTTGCCAAGCTAGGTTTGTGCGGAGTTGTATCTTATACAGGCGATCTAGCCAGCCTTACGATTGTCGATACAGAAGATAACAGCCAAGTAATTATTACTAGCCCAATGGGATCGGCAGCTTTAAAAGGTTGCCATGAAGTACAAAACATTGGTGCAGTAGAAACATACCAGCGTAGGTATCTATGGGTTACTGCCTTGGAGATTGTTGAGCATGATGCCCTAGATTCTTCGGATGGGGTAGATACCGCTTCTTTGGCAAATATCTACTGCGCCAAAATACAGACAATAGATAGCCCTGCCGAACTTAAAGTTGCCTTTGCTAAGTATTATAAAGAACTTCAAAACAATAAGGCTGCTAGAGATCAATTAACTGTTATTTATCAGGCACAAAAGGATAAGTTAAATGAGACTAGCGGATCAGCAGCCTGACAATGTATGTTCAGAATGTGGAAAAAAATGGGGAGTACACAGACCAAAAGACCATCACTACAGGATATGGGTGGACAAGTGCGATGTGTGTTTCGATACCAGAGCTGTATGCGATTCTTCGGAATATGGATATTTAAAGGAAGGTTGGGATGGACAGAAAGTGGTGTAGTTCTTGTCAGACTGAGAAGCCAGCTAGTAATCTTAAGCTGGTAGCTTCTGGCAGTAGGTTAAGACCTGTAATGCGTTGGAAATGTGAAAGTTGTCTTAATAAAACAAGTAAATCTCAATATAGTAAAAAGGAGAAATAATGGAAGATTTTATCTACACAACTTCAGGCACAGATATTACTAAGCGTTGGAGACTTTTGTACAACTATGTGCCAGCTAGTGAGCAAGAAGAAGTGAGGCAGCGTTGGGCAGAGTTAAGAGCTAAGTTTAATAAAACTTTGGATGATGTTGCTCAAAATGATAACCAATAAATTTACTCGCCAGGCTTTTAATAAGCTGATATTAGACCAAGACCTACCGCCAGATTATATTCGTGTTGCTGAGTTTTATTTTATGCAAGGATGGAATGGCGCAGTCGATTTAATGTCAGATGAGTTTTTAGACCAATGGATTATTAATGGCACAGAGAATCAGTTAATCCGTAAAGACAACCAAGAGCCTATTCCAGATGACGATAGAGAATGAGTGGTTTCCAGCCTGTTTCTTTAATCGCTTGCAATATAGGGATTGGAAATATTATCAACGAGGATCGTCTGAAAGGTGTACTGCGTGTGATGATTGTAGTTCTGAATATATGTTTAAAATGATAGATCAACAGCGTTGTTACCCAGAAGAAGTAATTAAAAGAACATCAAACAGTATAAAGAGAGTAAAAAAATGATTGATTTTTCAGAAGCGTACCTAGATGCCAAATTAGCATTAAATTTATTTTATAAGCATACCCTGACAGGTAATTGGAAAGAAGCAGAGAAAGCAGCTAAAACGACAGAAGAAATGGCTAGAACTTTACAGGTGCTTGCGAAAGAAAACTATGACAAATCAGTTTGACGAGGAGTCTGAGGCTACCATTAAGTTAAAGCAAACTGGTTCGTTTATTAGCGTAACAGTTGAGGGAGATGGGTTTTGTTATGACTTAGCTGCTGACTTGGCTAAATCTATCCAGCCCGATGTGATTGACAACGATATTAAGAAGGCGCACTAATGACTACTTTTGTTACAAGTGATAGAGAAGAAGCATATAAAGAAATCTTGGAGAAAGCACCATTTCAACCAGGATACGAGGATGCGATTGTGCAAGGCACAGACGATTGGCATAAGCTACGACTTGGTAAGGTTACTGCCAGCCGAGTAGCGGATGTGTTGTCTAAGGGCAAGTCTGGTGAGTCTGCTAGTCGTAGGAACTACCGCATAGAGCTGGTAGCCCAAAGGCTAACAAATAAGCCTAGCGAGTCGTTTACCAATGCAGCAATGGAATGGGGTACGGCTACTGAGCCATTGGCTAGGGTTGCATACGAGTTGCATACAAACAGCGATGTATCTCAGGTTGCATTTGTAGATCATCCTAATGTAGAATGGTTTGGTTGCAGTCCAGATGGGATTGTGGGAAGAGGATTGGTTGAGATAAAGTGCCCGAATACTACGACCCACCTAGATTGGATGGAAGAAGGCAAAGCACCTAGTAAGCATATACCGCAGATGATGGCACAGATGGCTTGTACAGGCGCAGAGTGGTGTGATTTTGTTAGTTTTGATCCTAGGCTGCCAGAGGATTTGCAGTTGTTTGTAGTGCGTGTCAATCGAGATCAGGAATACATTGACAACATGGAAGTAGAAGTAAAGAAGTTTTTAGATGAAGTAGAGATGACTATTAATAAACTGAAAGAGAGGAAATAATGGCTTACGAAATGAAGGATGGATCAGCTAATTTATTTAAGAATGAGCGCAAAGAATCCCAAAATCACCCAGACTATACTGGTTCAATTATGATTAATGGGCAAGAGCATTACTTTAGTGCCTGGATCAAAGAAGGCAAAAAAGGCAAGTTTATGTCTTGCTCAGTAGGTAAACAAAAAGAGCAGAAAAACTTTAAGGCTAGGGGTGATGACGAGATGCCTAAGATTCAGGATGATGACCTATCCATTCCTTTTTAAGGAGAATGACATGAAAAAGATAACTATAGGATTGGTAACATATATGTTATTAATAAGTAGTGCGTATGCTTGTCAGACACAGACCATCATAGTAAATGGCAAAGTAACAATCTGTACCTTTTGCCCTAACTATGTAATTTGTAACTAAGAAAAGAGTCAGATCGGGACACATGGCGCAATGCCACTCTTTCACAAGGAGTGCTACCCCCCTACCGATTAGGGTAGCTTTATGAGCTTTAATAAAGACCTTCAGAGAGGTTTAGAGATAGAGGAAAGGGTTGTATCTATCCTACGCAAGAAATACCCTTGTGCGACCCTTGTAAGCGCTTTTAAAGGGTACGATATATGGATACCAGAGATAGATAAAGCCGTTGAGGTAAAGTTTGACCCGATGAGCCAAAGAACAGGCAATATCCTTGTAGAGATAGAGATGTATGGGAAAGACTCAGGGTTAATGGCTACCCAAGCTGATTACTGGGTTTTTTACGATGGGGAGATGTTTGTCATCA